CGGAGTCCTCGGCGGTTTTTGGTGGATGCGAAAGTAGGATACGCGGCGATTGTATACTAGCCTGTAGCACTGTAAGATTGTAATAATGGGATCATCTCCGACAATAGATCGTTTCGGTACGGGCCTCGCTCGACCCCTTCGGTATGTGCCGGGTGGTTTTGTTGTAGCCTCCGGCGTTGAGAAGGTGCTCATGTGCGTTGAGGAAGTATTAGGAATTCCGGTAGGTTCGTTACCGTGGCGTTGCGGTCTCGGGACACGGCTCATGCGATTGCGGCACCTGAACAACTCCAATGACTTGCAGCAGTTGGCGCGGGTCGATGCGGGAGACGCTTTGCAGCGCTGGGAGCCTCGTTTTCGGCTGCGCTTTGTCACCGCGACTCCGGCACCTCCGGGTTATCGGAACCGAATCGAATTGACGGTGTTTGGAGAGGTTGTGGGGCAGCCTGGGAAGATAGAGAGCGTCAATACAAATATCTAATAGATCGCAAGCGCCGAAAGACGGGGCGACCTTCGCCGCGTCCCCCCTCGGTGTCGTTGTTGTTGCCCGCTTTCCGCGCTTGGGGTCTATTACATATTGAGGTCCGTAGCGGTATACTGATCAAGTGCTATCTCGTTCACTAGACTATACGGATCGGGATTTTGACGCCCTTCGAGCGCGTGTGATATCCCTAATCAAGAGCGTACCGAACTTCTCCGACTGGACGGACTTTCAAGCAGCAGATTTAGGCAATCTGCTAATTGAGGCGTTCTTTTTTGTTGGCGATGGACTCGCCTTCAATATGGACTGGGCGGCCCGAGAGGGGAAATGGGGTACCGCGACGCAACTCCGTTCGTTGCTCAGGCTGTCCAAGATGATCGCTTACAAACCACGGGGGGCTTCGGCTAGTACGGCTACCGTGACGATTACCGTTACCGGACTTCAAGATGATGTTACGTATCCGGCAGGGTCCGTTATCAACACAAAGACCAATCCTCCAGTAAGTTTTCAGACGTTGACTGATTTGGTGTTGACGGTGGCCGTACCTGCGGGAGAGGTGGACGTTGAGCACTCACAGAATTGTAGTGAGAGTTTCGAAGCTACGGTTGAAGCTAATCAGACATACACACTAAAGAGTAGTCCCTATCTGAGCGGATCGATTTCTGTGTCTACCGCGGCGGGAGCCTTCACTTCGGTTGACAATTTCTTGGCATCGCGTGCTTCGGATCGACACTTTTTGCTAGATCGTGACGCTAACGGTGTAGCGAAGCTGACTTTCGGAGACGGAACTGTGGGAGATCTTCCGACCGGAACCGTAGCGTTGGCGTATAAGACGGGGGGAGGCGCAGACGGAGCGGTAGAGGCGGGAGCTATTTGTGATCCACAAGGTACTTTCTACGATGATTCTGGAAATCGAGTTACTATAACGGCCACGAATGCAGAGCGCGCTGTCGGCGCCGCTGAGCCCGAAACGGTCGCCTCCATAAAGGGGCACGCTCCCGCCACGATTTGTGAAGGAAATCGCACGGTGTCCCGGGAGGATTATGAGACTACCGCGCGTAAGGCTGCGGGCGTTGGCCGAGCACTTTTTCTTACGCGGTTGGAAGATCCTGCGGTGGACTACAACGCCGGTATGCTATGGGTGGTGCCGACAGGATTGGGTTTTCTTACGTCACCATTGCGATCCGCAATAACCGCGCAATTTCTCAAGTATCCATATTCTCCGTCATTTGTCTTCGACATCATGGATCCGTGGTATCTCGATATAAGCATCACTACCAGGGTCTATTTCTCAGGCTCGGCTAAGCCTGCGCGAGTTAAGACTGCAATACTGGCCGCCTTGGCCAATTGGTTTGCGCTTGCTATAACTGCTGCTGACGGGACCGCTAGGGACAATCCGAACTCAAATTTTGGGTACTACATTCAAGATGCTAATGGTAGTCCGGTGGGAAGTCTCGCGTTGTCAGATCTTTTCAATGTCGTTAGAGACATTGAAGGAGTTCGTAAGGTGGGGGGAAATCCGGAAGATTTTCAGCTTTCTTCGGAACTTACTACGACGGGCGGTTCTACAGTAGTTCAGGCTGCAGGATACCACGATTTGAATATCACTCCGCGCCAGTTTCCTCGTTTGGGAACTGTAACAATCGTCAACGGGGATACCGGCAACACGGTGTAGAGTATGTCCAAGACAATAGTTTCGGCAGAGGCCTCGACGACGCGAAGTATTCGTGTTGTATTTTCGGATGCCGTCGATACGACCGCATTAGTGGCGTCTGCATGGACGGTTGCGGGAACCGGCACTTCGCCGTTTGCTACTCCCGAGGTATCGTCCGTTGTGGGTGTGGATAGTGCTTGGGGCTCGGGCGGCACCGGCACGAATGTAGACCTCTTTCTCGATATGGATTTGAGCCCCGGAAAGCCTTATATGATAACGGCTACCGGCATAACGGATGTCGGAGGATCGGGAGGAAATACCGCATCGTTTACGGTAGCGGCACTTCCCGTAGTTCCTGGTCGACAATTCACACTGCGCGGGTGGATTCCTCAAGATGATTTGCGCCGGGATGACACCGGGGATCTACGCGCGCTTGTTGCCGTTATTGATGATCAACTAGCCCTGTTGGTCGATTCTTGTGATCGTTGGCCGGACTGTCAAGATCCGGATTTGGCCGCGGAGCAATTCGTTGATCAGATGCTGATTGATCTAGGGAACCCTTTCGAAGACGCTCTTCTTACGCTAGCGAAGAAGCGGTTGTTGGTGAAGCACCTGATCCCGCTATACAAACAGCGCGGAACAGGTCCCGGACTGATCAATGCGATTTGGTTCTTTTTGGGCCTTAATGCCAGCTTGCTTGTGGCCAACCGCCAGGGAATGCGTCTGGGAGTAAGCCTGCTGGGTTTGGATTGGATTTTGGGCTGCGGGGATAACAAGTGGTGGTTTAAGCTGCAGGTTGCTACGCCGAGCGGCCGCGCTTTTACCGATTATGAGACGCGAGTGCTTACGCAAATCATCAAGTTCATGCGTTGTGCGCAGGATCAAATCGTGTTGCAGGCGGTTCTCGTAGCTCCTACGGGCATTGCTGCAGTTCCTTACGGACCGTCTTCTCCTGGGATTTCGGTTTCGTGGTCCGGCGTAACGGGCGCGACCTCTTTTAACCTCTATATGGCCTCGGTCCCCGGAGTAACTCCTCGTAACGGACAATGCCTGCCGACTATCGTACCCGGGTTGATTCTGTCGATGCCAGCGGGATACCGTCGCTATTTTGTTGTGACGGCAGTTAACGCTCAAGGCGAGGGCCTTGCTAGCACTGAGATTAGTGCGGTTTCGGGGTAAAGGATAAGAACAATGGATGGCAGGACAGTTTTCGATCTTCAGAACGTGCAGCCGGGCGAACTCAACGGTCCGGTGTCGGGTGAACTCAACGGTCCGGTGTCGGGTGAACTCAACGGTCCGGTTTCGGGGTAAAGGATAAGAACAATGGACGGCAGGACATTTTTCAATCTTCAGAACGTGCAGCCGGGTGAACTCAACGGTCTGGTTTCGATAATCGATCAGGCCATTGGACAGGCCGGTTATGAAACCGGCGGTCGGGGGATTGTATACGGATTGTCGGTGGCGGCCACTAATCCTCCTGCCATGGCGCAGACGGTGTCTCCCGGTATGGCACTCTACTATGACCCGGCCACGACCAACACCGGAATCAACTCGAATCGCCGGGTCAGGGCATGTCGGCTTAGTACCCAAACGTCGATTTCGTTGACCGTGGATTATTTTGGCGCAGCCACGGCGGTGGATTTTGGGTATGAACGCTGGATAACGATCGTACTCAGGTCACGGACGGACAATGGTGATCCTAGGACTGCGGGCGACGGTTCTCCCGTAAATTTCGTTCAAACTGAATCCGGCGAGTTGGTTGTAGTGAGGGGCACGGCCGCTGCCGTAGGATCGGCCACACTTCCAGATGTCTCGACTCTAGGAATTCGAGTAGCCGATTTCAAGATTACTTACGGTATGTCGGTAGCTCCCGCTGCATCTCTCCTGGCCCGAGAGGATTTTCTAACCACGCTTCCGGGCGGCGATGCCGGAGCGGGGAACGCCGAAGGATACTCGTTGTTCTGGCAGAGCAATCGCAACTTGTTCGCTATGGGCACGTTTCGTTTGTACCTGTGCACCGGTAGTACCGGTTATGGGCCACGAGGACTGTGTCTTACCTGGAATGCTGCATTTGATCCGACGTTGAAGAAGTGGTTTTCGACGGATGGCGTTCCTTGCTTCGCTCTACGCATGGTCGAGCAGGCCGGTGACTGTGATACTGGCGGGTTGATGCTTACTCAAAAGAGCGTGGCGCAGACCGTTGGGTGGGGGGAGAATACTACGGGTGTTTGGGATACGGCAATCACTTTGAGTCCGGCTAGACTGGCTCGGGTGCGCGGCTCGTTTAGTTACACCATACCCGTATCGATCGAGGGTATGTCCGCAAGCGTTAACGTCGGGCAGGGTGGGATTCCTACAATGACCACTATGATACAATTTCCCTGTTCGATACCGACTGCGCAAATCACCGTGCAAACTACGGAATTTAGATCGGCCGATTACGGAATCATAGGCGGTGCCGCAGAAGATGCCGGGGTGGCGAACATTAGTTGGTACATTACGGATACCGGGGCAATACTGAAAGTGCTTCCTATCGGTCTCAATACTTATGTCCGGTTTAACCGTCTTATTACAATTTCCGCTTCAGGTTAGGAGTAATCCGATGACACCTACCG